CATTTAACTGGCAAATCGTACAAATGGAACGCCTCACCTCTGACGGCTTTGTTGTCACCGTGCATTACAACGTGAGTGCCACCGACGACACTTACCAAGCCAGCACCTACGGCACCACCAGCTACACTCAAACCCCCGGCGAGACGTACATCCCCTACGACGACCTGACGCAAGCCGTTGTGGTGGGCTGGGTGCAGGAAGCCTTGGGCAAGGACACCGTGGAAGCCAGCCTGCAAGGCCAGATTGACGCGCTCAAGAACCCCGTGCAAGAGTCCGGCCTGCCTTGGGCGGCATAAGTTAACGGGACGCTGCCACCCGCCCTTGGCAGCACATTGAAAGGAACACGAAATGGAAAAACAAAAATCCCAGATCGTAACTATCGACGGCGTTGAGCACGACGCAAACACCTTCACCGAGAACCAGATTCTCCTGCTGAACCACACCATCGACTTGGATCGCAAGATCGGCTCGACGCAGTTTCAGTTGCAGCAACTCCAAGTGGGCAAGGACTCGTTCCTGAAGCTGCTCAAGGACGCGCTGGCTGCTGACACGGTGCAGGACGTTGAAGCCCTAGGCGGTACCGACTAATGATCGTGGAGACGATGGCCGTAATTGCGACCGCTAAGGCAACCATAGCGGGAGTGAGGCAAGCCATCGCCTTGGGTAAGGACGCCAGCGCCCTGATTCACGAGTTCTTTGACGCCAAGGATGCAGTGATGAAGGTGCGGGCGAACCCGCCCAAGAGGCCCTTCCAGTCGGCCAACTCAGAGGCCATGCAGATCATCCAACTGGCCGAGGACATGCAGCAAGTCGAGGAGGAGATCAAAATCTCCTTCATGCGCAGGGGTAAGACCAATCTGTGGATGGACTTCCTGCGGGAGCGCAACGCCATCGTGGCACGCAACAAAGCCGAGGAGATCGAGATGGACAACGCCAAAGCCAAGCGCAAGAAGGAAATCGAGGAGGTCATCGAGCTGGTGCTCCTCGCCGTGGCTGCTGCGGCCCTCGTCACCCTAGTAGCTTGGGGCACAATGGAATACGTTGACTTTATGCGGAGATGACATGGATGAACTACTCGGAATTCTCAAGGGACTTGCTCCTGCTGTTGCAACTATCGTTGGGGGGCCTCTTGGTGGCCTCGCTGTTACCGCCCTTGCTAGTAAGTTTGGCGTGGCTGACGACGTGGCTGCGGTGGCAAAGGCCATCGCGGGCGATCCGGAAGCGGCGACCAAGCTGGCTGAGCTAGACCTGCGGCAATTCCAAGCCGAGAGTGCAGACCGTGACTCCGCCCGCCAACGTGAATCAGCAGTAGCCGCCGCTGGTGGAAGCTCCCTAGCCCAGATGGTCGTGCCAATCCTAGCGCTGGGCACCGTAAGCCTGACCTTCGTGTTCATCGGAATCTTGCTGTTCAAGGTCATCGACACCGCGCAGCAGCAGTTGGTGATATTCGCGCTGGGATATGCCACCGCCGCCGCGCAGCAGGTCCTGAGCTACTACTTCGGCTCCAGCAAGTCCAGCCAAGACAAGACCGTCGCACTGCAGAAGGCGCTGAAATGAAATCGAATTTTGAAGACTGCCTAGCCCGCGTGCTGGCATCCGAGGGGGGTTTCAGTAACCACCCCTCCGACCCCGGCGGCATGACCAACCTAGGCTGCACCAAGGCGGTCTGGGAGGAGTTTGTGGGCCACCCGGTGTCCGAGGCGGATATGCGCGCCCTGACGCCTGACCTAGTGGCCCCGCTGTACCGGCGCAAGTATTGGGACCGGGTATCCGGCGACCAACTTCCCAAGGGCCTTGATTACGCGGTATTTGACGCCGCGATTAACTCCGGCCCCGGACGCGCCGCCAAGTGGCTGCAGCAGGCCGTAAACGTCACTGCCGACGGTGCTATCGGCCCCGGAACCTTGGCCGCCGTGGCTGCCAAGCCGGTCCAGACGCTCATTGCCCAATATAACGACACGCGGTTACAATTCCTTGAGAGTCTTCCGACGTGGGGAACCTTCGGCAAGGGCTGGGGTAACCGCATCGCGCATGTGCAATCTGCCGCGTCACAACTAGCTTAAAGGCCCCCATGGACGTGCAGACGCTAATCAATATCGGCCTAGGCCTCATAGGGTTCTTCGGGGGCTGGACAATAAACAGCATAACCCGGTCCTTGGAGCGCCTTGATACCGACGTGCGGGGCATGCAAAAAGAGTACGTCACCAAGGGTGACTACCACCGTGATATTGATGAAATCAAGGCCATCTGTAAGCAAATTTTCGACAAACTTGATGCCAAGGCCGACAAATGACTACACCCGCCGCCGTCCTAACTTACGACAGTCTTACGAGTACGGTGCTCCAGTACCTTGAGCGCACGGACGCGGCAGTCGTCGCCTTCATCCCCACCGCCATCATGCTGGCCGAGTTCGAGATTGCGCAGAACATTAAGACCCTCGGGCAGATGCTGGTAGCCACCGGCACCATGAACCCGAGCAACCCCGTTATCGCCAAGCCCGCGCGCTGGCGCAAGACGGTGTCCATGACCTTGACCACCTCGACAGGCCAGAAGCAGCCCATACTCCTGCGCAAGTTGGAGTACCTTAGCTCCTACGCCCCCGACGTGACGGCCACCGGTGTGCCCCTCTACTACGCGGACTACGACGCCGACCACTGGTTCGTGGCTCCCACCCCCAGCAGCGCCTTTGCATTTGAGACGCTGTGCTACACCCGGCTGCAACCACTGGCCTCGGATAACCAGACCAACTGGCTGACCCAGAATGCCCCCAACGCCTTGCTGTACGGCACCCTAAAGCAGACCGCGCCCTTCTTGAAGGACGACGCGCGTTTGGCAGTCTGGTCCGGCATATTTGACGCCGCCTTGGCCGCGCTGAAGACCGAAGACCAGCTCCGCGTTGGTGACCGCCAATCCATCGTTCAGGACTCCTAACCATGACCACCTACACGAATCCGTTCACGGGCCAGACGATCAGCCCCTCCTCCGTAAGCTACGAGGCCCTGACGATCAGCGCCAACACGATCCTGCAGTGGCCCATCAACGGCAACGACAACACGCCGGTGAGCAACATCATCGACGTGACGGCCACCGTGGGCAGCCTGCTCTTGGAGCTGCCTCCGGCCACGCAGGTATCTACCGGGCAATCGGTTCTGGTGCGCAACGTCGGGGCCATCGCCTTTACCGTCACGGATACCTCGGGCAACACCATCGTCTCGGTGGCCTCCGGCATCGCCCAATTTATTTTCCTGACGAACAACACTACCCAGAACGGCACGTGGGCTTCTGTAGTATTCGGCGCGGGTACATCCTCCGCTAACGCCTCCGCGCTGGCGGGGTACGGGCTGGTGGCCAGCGGGCTTACCCTGAATCAAGCCTACGCCTCCACTAGCTACTTCTCCAACGCCACGCTGCCTGTCTCCGTGCGGGCGCAGTTGGTGTTGTGGTCGAGCGGGGTAGGCACTTTTACGCTGCCATCTGCCGCAACCGTTGGTGCAAACTGGTTCTGCATGATACGCAACAGCGGTTCAGGTATCCTGACCCTCTCCCCCTCCGGTACAGATACCATTGACGGTAACGCGACGCAACAGTTGCAGCCCACGGAATCCTTGGTGCTCGTGTCCACTGGCCTGAGTTGGAGCACCTTCGGTTATGGCCGGTCCAACACCTTCGCGTACACCCAGCTCGCTTTGTCGGTCACGGGCGGCACGCTCACGCTGTCGGCCACGCAGGCGGGCAATACCATCCAAGAGTACGCCGGTATCCTGACCAGCAACCAGATCGTTGTTGTGCCATCCACGGTCCAGTTGTACACCTTCACGAACAACACGACGGGCTCCTACACCTTCACGGTCAAGACTGCCGTGGTGGGCGGCGCTACGGTTACCGTCGCGCAGGGTACCTCCTTGGTGCTGATCTGTGACGGCACGAACGTGTACAACGCGGCCTCGGGTTCCTCCAGCTCAGTAACTTCGCTGACCGTGGGCAACGGCTCCTTGGCCGTGCCCTCCATCAAATTCTTGGGTGACTTGAATTCCGGCATCTACCTGCCCAACACCAACCAAGTCGGCTTAGTGATCAACAACACCTCCGTGGGGTACTACGCGGCTGCTGGGCTCACTATGGCGGGCACGGTAGTCGCTTTAGGCGGCGTGGCTGGAGGAAGTTTCTAATGACCAGCAAAGTCGTATCCATGGAGATTCCCGCTGGTATCCAGCGGGACGGAACACGGTTCGACGCGCCCTGCTACACCGACGGGAAGTGGGTACGCTTCCAGCGCAACCGCCCCCGCAAGATCGGCGGCTACAAGGGTATCTTTTTAAACGGGACGAACATCTCGCGCGGCATGGCCATGACCTCCGTGGGCGGTTTCAACTACGTGGTGTCGGGCTACAACAATGGCTTAGAGCAATGGCTTACGGACAACGACGACGGCGTCGGCTCAGGCCCCTACGCGTACAGCCTTAGCGACTTCACGGCCAGCAACAACAACCTGTGGCAGTTTGATATTGCATTCGATTCCACCGGAAACAACACCAACAACTTGGTGGCGCACCCCGGCCAGAACCTGTCCTACATCGCGTCTACGATAAACACCCCCGTGCTGTACGGTACCTTCCCCGGCCCCTCCGGCAGCCTTACCATGTCCAAGGTGGGCCTGTTCACCGCCGCCGGGTCCACCAACAGTACCAACATATTTACCCTAGCGGCGGCCAATGTGCGCGTGGGCGCGGGCCAGAGCATCACGGGCACCGGCATCCCCGTGGGCACCACCGTGGTGTCCATTACCGGCACGGCGGTCACAATGTCGGCGGCGGCCACGGCCACGGGCAGCATCACGGCGACCTTTGACAACAACATCGCGGTATCCGGCGGCTGCGTGGTGCTCCACCCGTACCTGTTCGTCTACGGCAACAACGGCCTGATCCAGAACTCCAGCGCGGGCGACTTCGCCAACTGGGTCGCGGCAGACGCCAACGCCAACAACGTGGCCACCGGCAAGATCGTCAAGGGCCTACCCATCCGGGGCGGCTCCACGTCGCCGTCTGGCCTGTTTTGGGCCGCTGACGCCCTCATCCGGGTGAGCTTCTCCCCCTCCTCCGCCGGTGGTGCGAACTACTACTGGACGTATGACTTGGTGAGCAGCCAGACCTCGATCATGTCGTCGAGCAGCGTGGTGGAGTACGACGGCATCTACTACTGGGCTGGCGTGGACCGGTTCCTGATGTACGGCGGTCAGGTCCAAGAAATCCCCAACAACAACAACCAGAACTACTTCTTCGACAACATCAACTTGGCCCAGCGCCAGAAGGTGTGGGCCACCAAGGTGCCCCGGTACGGCGAAATCTGGTGGTTTTACCCCAAGGGCGACGCCACCGAATGCACCGACGCGGTCATCTACAACGTGCGTGAGAAGGCATGGTACGACGCTGGCCAAGCTGTTGGCGCGCGCCGTTCTGCGGGCGTGTTCTCCGAGGTGTTCCCCAAACCTATCTGGGCGGGCAACGACGCCAACAGCCTCGGTACGTACACCATGTGGCAGCACGAGACTGGCGCGGACGCAATCTACCTGACCAGCGTCAACGCGGTGCAGAGCTACTTCGAGACTTTTAGTGTGGGCACCTTGGGCGGGCTGGTGGGTTCGCAGCAACAACCCGGTGACAACTTGTGGACGCGCATCGAGCGTATTGAGCCCGACTTCATTCAAAGCGGCAACATGAGCGTGGTGATCACCGGCGAGGGCTACGCGGATGACACCACCGTAGACTCGCCGCCCTACAACTTCTCGCCCACGACCCTGAAGATCGACATGCGCGAGCAGCGCCGCGAGATGCGTTTGCGCTTCGAGTCAAACGTGGCGGGCGGGGATTACCAGACGGGCCGGGTGCTGCTGTCCCTGACCACCGGCGACGTTCGTGGCACTGGAAATCCTTGATGGCGCAGGTTTATGACCCCCGCAACCTGTCATGGGACGCGTGGTGCGCGCTCATGGCTGAACTGTTCGCAGCCAACCAGCTCGGCGTAGCCCCTGAAGACCAGTGGCAGGACTGGGCAAACGCCCTATCCGGTATCGGGCGCTTTGCTGGTGCGCCGGGGGCCAACGGCTTTGATGTGTGGCAAGATTGGGCTTTCGCGCTTGCGAACGCTCTGAGGAAATAACTATGCCAGATTACATGGGGCTTCCCTTTGGATTTTTACCTGTAGTTAATCAGCAGGTAGCCGCCCCCGTCAACGCACCGCCTATTGATATGGGGCCTGCTGCGCCAGCAGGGCTACCTACGTACGGTCAGAGTGAATCCATTGCGGCCGGTAACACCCTCGCGGCGCTGGCTCCGGCTCCCGCCGCGCCAATGTCGTTCTTAAATGACAAGTATTTCCAAGTAAACAGCCCCGCCGCAGGGGCTACTAATGCGGCTATTAAGCTAGCTGCTGTCCAACCGTTACTTAACAAAGGCGCTACCCCCATATATGGGACTAAAACTATACAGTATGGTGGGAACCGAGGTAGCGTGGAGGAGACTGACTACAGCGCGCCTGTTGGATACCAGTTGAACTTACCCGATAACAAGGTCGCTATCTATAACACCTTGGGGAGCTTAACTAGCACAATTGATACCCGTCAAAGCGGCGGGTTTCTCAACGATTTTTTCGGGGGTATATCCAACTCCTTGGCTGACCTAGACTCCAGCCTCAAGCTCTCTGAGAACGCACCCATCATTGCCGCTATCGGCATCGGCGTCCTTACCGCAGGCGCGGGCACCGCCCTTGGCACGTCCATGATGAACGCGGGCCTTCTGACCAGCGCCGAGGCGGCGAGTGCAGCCGTAATAGCTTCCGGCGGAACTGCCGCTGCCGCCACCGCAGCAGGGGTTGCTGCTACCGCGACCGCGACCGCCGTGGGTACCGCCATCGTCAGCGCGGGCGTGCAGGTAGCTCAGGGCAAGCCCCTAGACCAAGCCTTGGGCAGCGCGGCCACCAGCTTGCTTACCTCGCAGGTCATATCGCCAGCCATAGCCTCCGAGGTGAAGAGCGTCATCAGCAGCCCGCTGGTGGCGAGCACCGTGACGAACATGGGCACCAGCCTCGCGTCCGGGGTGCTGACGGGCAAAAACGAAAGCCAAATCCTTACCTCTGTTTTGCAAGCCGGTGCAGGCACCGTCGTCAATTCGGTCGCAAATGACATCGTAAAGAACACCCCCGGCCTGAATGATCCGAGCCTTCCCCTCGAAGCCAGACAGGTAGCGTTGGCCGGGATCGTGGGCGCCATCACCACCGGCGACGGCACCAAGTCCATGGTGAATGCCGCCATATCGGTGGGTACCAAGGCCCTCTTAGACAACTTCCCCACCGTGCTGAAGCCTACGGTAGTGGCTACCCTACAAGACACCCACGACACCGCTACAGCAGACAACCCCCAAGTAGCTGGCGACGCCTACGCCAACTTTGTAAATCAGCTTTCAAGCCCGGCAACGGGACCCGCAGCAGGCCCAGCGGTACTCGGCGCGGCTCCTTTTGATGACGTGGGTCCTGCGTTTCGAGGACCTGATCAATCCGCTGCTGAAACTGCCCGGTTACAAGCCGCCGCCGATAAGGCCGATGCTGATGCCCTTGCCGAACAGGTGCGCCAACAGGATGAGCGTGCTGCCGCAGAGAAAGCCGCCGAAGAAAAAGCCGCTGCGGATAAAGCCGCTGCGGATAAAGCCGCTGCTGATAAGGCTACCGCAGCGCAATTAGCCCAAGAGAAGCACGATGCGCAAGTAGCCAAGGATGCCCAAGACGCTAAGGATCGGCAAAAGGCTATTGATACCGCAGCCGCTGAAGCGGAAACAGCCCGAGAAAAAGCCGCAGCGCAATTAGCCCAAGAGAAGCACGATGCCCAAGTGCTTAAAGACGCCGAAGACGCAAAGGCTAGGCAAGACGCCATTGATACCGCCGCCGCAGACGCAAAGGCTGCCGCAGAAAAAGCTGCCGAAGAAAAAGCCGCTGCTGATGCCCTTGCCGAACAGGTGCGCCAACAAGATGAGCGTGCTGCCGCAGAGAAAGCCGCCGAAGAAAAAGCGGCTGCTGATGCCCTTGCCGA